AAGTGATGAAAGCGCAGACGCCGATGACTTCCTACGGGGAGAGACTGGCGAAGAGAGCAGGGGCGGACATGAACGTGCCCGGTAAGATGGCAGAGGTGACGAAGTGACAAGCGTACTCGCAAGAGAAAATGACGGAATATTCACGATCGACTTGAATGGACACGCCACAGGGAAGGATCCGAAGGTGTGTACCGCCATTTCTGCGATCACCTGTGCCTTGGAGTTGTACTGCAAGAATCACGACGTCAGGTACTCGGTCTCAAAGGGAGACGGACAATTCTACATCAGTTTCACCGGGAACAAGACCGAGTGCAAGGCGATCTATGATTTCGTCGTTTTCGCGCTTTACGAGATCCAGCACGATTTCGACGGTTACGTCAACGTGAAAATGGTTTAACCATTTTTACCATAAAAGCCACACGAGAGCTTATCTCGCGATTATGAAAGGAGCAATATGCTTGATTTTATGTTTGTGCCGATGATGCTTGACCGGTTTGAGGGCGACGGCTCTGCAGCGGCGGCCGGCACAGAGGGCGGAACAGAAAGTGCGTCTCCCACCCGGACGCAGAAGGGCGAAACGATCCTTTACGGCAAACAGCCCGTACAGGAAGAAAAAGAAGAGGCGGTCGCCGCGCCTGTTGACAAGGAAGCGCTGAAGAAGGAGTTTCAGGAGCTTGTTCGCGGAAAGTACAAAGACGAGTACACGAAGGCGACCCAAGACATCATCAATAAGCGTTTCAAGGAATCGAAACAGCTGGAAGAAGCGAACAAGGAATACCGGTCGGTCATCGACGTACTGAACCAGAAGTACAACACGTCCGACACAAAGGCACTCCTTGAAGCGATCAACAACGACACCGGGATGTGGGAAGACGCGGCCGACGAAGCCGGCATGACGGTCGAACAGTACCGGAAGTTCAAACAGCTGGAGAGAGAGAACGCCGAGCTGATGCGTGAAGCCAACGAGCGGCAGACCAAAGAAAAGGTCGATAAGCAGATGGCCGAATGGTATCAGGAAAGCGAGGCACTGAAAGAGAAATTCCCCGAATTTGATCTGCAAAACGAGACGCAGAACCCACATTTCCTCGCGATGCTGAAAAGCGGAGTACCGATGGAACACGCGTTCAAGGTCATCCACATGGATGAAATCGTCACAAACGCGATGAAGACCACACAGGCGCTCTCCGAAAAGCGAGTGGTGGACAACATCAGGGCTCGCGGATCACGGCCGGTCGAGAACGGGGCAGGCTCACATTCCGCATTTACGGTCAAGAACGATGTCACCAAACTGACGAGGGCTGACCGTGCGGCAATCGCAGAAAGAGTGCAAAGAGGCGAACGCATATCGTTCTAAACCAAACCTCTTTGCAAAGAAAGAGGTAAAAAAATGAAAGAATTGAAAGACATGATCCGGATCCAGATGATCCTCGACAGATTCAACAACACCAACAAGTCTACGGACACGACCGCGACGACCGGCAACGACCTGTCGCCGGAAATGAAGACTTACTACAGCGATTATCTTATCGATCTGGCAGAGCCGGAGCTGGTTCACGATCAGTTCGGTCAGAAGAAACCGATCCCGAAGAACGGCGGTAAGACGATCGAGTTCCGCAAGTACGATTCCCTTGCCAAGGCAATGACGCCGCTCACCGAAGGTGTCACGCCGAACGGCCAGAAGATGAACGTAACCACCATCACGGCGACCGTCGCACAGTACGGCGGATACATCGAGCTGGCGGACGTCCTGCTGCTTACGGCCATCGACAACAACCTTGTCGAAGCGACGAAGCTGATCGCAAGTCAGGCCGGTCGTACCCTTGACACCGTCACTCGTGAAGTCCTTTGCGGCGGCACGAACGTGTATTACTGCGGTGGTAAGACTTCTCGTGCGGCTCTTGTCGGTGGTGCTTCCAGCGGCAACTGCTATCTCACGGTTGACGACATCCGTCGGGCTGTCCGTGCTCTTAAGAATCAGAACACCCAGAAGGTGAACGGCTTCTATTGGGGCATCATCCATCCGGACTGCGAGTACGACATCATGAGCGACGCGGATTGGAAGTATCCGCATCAGTACAAGGATACCACGAACCTTTACGAGAACGAGCTCGGCGAAATCGCCGGCGTCCGTTTCGTAGAGTCCACGGAAGCGAAGATCAAGCACAATGCCGGTATCGACAACGTGACTTCCAACGCACGTGACGTGTATCTGACGCTGATCGGCGGCGCGAATGCTTACGGCATCACCGACGTCACCGGCGGCGGCCTGCAGCACATCGTGAAGCCTCTGGGATCCGGCGGCACGAGCGATCCTCTCGATCAGAGAGCGACCGTCGGCTGGAAGGCTCTCAAGACCGCAGAACGTCTTGTCGAGCAGTACATGATCCGCGTGGAATCCACGTCCACCTTCAACGATCATACGGCTGACAACTGACAAACCTAACGGGGGACGGGCATAGTCCCGTCTCCCTAACAAAGAAAGGAGCATTTATGGCTACCAAAAAAGCAGAAGTAGCAGAAGAAGTAAGAGAAGAATTGGATCCGATGCGTAAAGTCACGATCCGCTTGTTCAAGGATTCCGGGAAGTACAAGGACGACATGATCGTCGGGCTGAACGGAAGAATGTACCAGATCCAGCGCGGCAAGGAAGTCGAAGTGCCGTGGGCAGTCGCGGAGATCATCAGAGAGTCTCTGGAACAGGATCAGGCGACCGCAGAACTCATTATGAGAGAAGAGCAGAATTATCACGACAATGTTGAGCGCAGACTCGACTGATTAAGAGGACAACAATGAGCAGAATCATCGAACTATCAATAGATAATGAATGGATCAGAGGCGACCGCGTGTTTGCCGGTGCTTCCGGAAGCCACGATGACGTCATCCTTCGGATGGATTTTAAGTCTATGTGGGACGGACTGACAAAGACCGTCGAGTTTCAGGACGCGTATCACGAGAACGCGGTGGTCATCATCCTAACGACTGATATGCTCGTTGAAGATACGGAAAACACCTACGACGTGCCGATTCCTGCAAAAGCCAAGGCATTTGCCGGGAAGATGGTGGTCACGGTAAAGGGCGTGACGGTCGAAAACAACGTGGAGACAAAGGCCGTTTTAACGGTCTACGGCGAGTTTGAAGTAAAGGAATCGCTTTGGAACGCTTCCGCTGAAGTAGTTGCTGACATAACCCCAACTCTTGCTTCACAGCTACAGGCGGAAGTGGATTCAATAAAGTCGACGATCGTACAAGCGGTCGGAGCGGCAGAGGACGCGGCACAGTCTGCCGCAGCGGCTCTGCAAAGTGCATCGGACGCAGAAGACGCAGCTGACGCGGCCGAAGCATCCGCAGCCATCGCGACGGCGGTCGTCGACATGACCGTTTCCTCGGAGACGAAAAACTTTAACGAGCCGGCGTCTGTCACAAAGACAGAATCTTCGGGCGTTTACAACCTTCACTTCGGGATCCCGAAAGGCACGCCGGGTGTTTCCGTTCAGGCAGGAAGTTATTTTGGTTTTTACATAGATGAAAACAGCCATCTGCACGTCGTGTATGCGGATGAATCTGCCGACAATCCGACGTTTACGATCAACGAAGACGGCCATCTCATCATGACGTTGGCGTAAGGAGTGCATATGTTAGACATTGATCTTGGCTCGATTAAGGGCTCAAAGGGCGACAAGGGCGATCCGGGTTCTCCGATCGTCATATCCGGCGAGATCGACGAGGATTCCACGGATAGTGAGGCGGCGAGCGCAAAGGCGGTTTACGACTTGTTTGTGGCCGTGATGGAGGCTGAATACTGATGAGCTTGGCGAGTTTATTTAAGGACATAGCGGACGCGATCCGGGCAAAGACCGGCTCTGCTGCGCTTATCACTCCGGCCGATTTCCCGGAAGCGATCGCGGACATCGAGGGCGCGGATCTTTCCGGGATCACGGTCACGGCAGGTGACGTAAAGAGCGGAAAGAAGTTTTTGAACGCGTCCGGAGAGCTGACGAACGGTTCGATGACGGTGAATGCCGCGTCGGACGTTTCATTGGCGGTGAACGGTACCTACACGATCCCTGCAGGATTCCACACCGGAAGCGGAAAAGTGGTGAACAGTACGCCGGTTTTGGCTTCGCAAACCATCTATCCCACGACGAGCGATCAGACGGTGAACGCAGGACAGTACATCGGAGGTACGCAGACGATCCACGGGATCTCTGCCTCGAATTTGTCCGCAGGAAACATCAAAAAGGGCGTCACGGTTTCAGTCAACAATGGGTCAACAAACATCCTGTCCGTTCTTGGAACCTTCGAGGAAGACGCGAAAAACTACCTTTTCGTGCAGGAAACCTTCACGACGTCCGATGAACATTTCGAATCCCATCAGTTCGCCACGTACTCGTCGCAGACGACGGTCGTAGGCGTTACGTTACCGTCATACAAGATCACTCTTGACAACGACGCGACGTTTTTGATGTGGGAAGCGTTCAATTTGAATACTCTGTCGGATCCTGCGAAGCAGCAGTACCTTGGCGGTTTCGTGTCGGATTTCTCCCGGAAGGGAAGTGCGGACGGAACCACTCGTGCGTTTGGTTCTACAGGCGTCGCAGAGGTGCAGGGCGAGTCGTTCTGTCTCCGTCCTGACGCGGCGACCATCAACAAGAAAGTAATCTACGTGCCGGCCGAGCCAGTGATCGGCGCGGCGAACACATATAAGGCCACCTTTGTTGTGGTGTGGTGACGATATGACACTTAAAGAAGCAATCCAAAAGGCAGACTTTCAGCGGCCGAACCTGATCGACGAAGAGATTAAAGCGCATTGGGTAATGAGTCTGGAGTGCGAGATCGCGGAGTTGATGAAGATTGACATTCCGGAGTGCTTATGGCCGGACGATCAGGAGTTACTGATGCCATCTCCGAAGGATGAGATCTACGTTCTGTACCTGATGTCAAAAATAGATCTCACGAACGAGGAAGTTGACGTGTACCAGAACGACGCGGTGACGGCGAATCAGGCCATTACCGAGGCAAAACAGTGGTGGTACAGACTCTACGGCAATCCGACTGCCAAATATGTGAGGGTGTAAATGTTTCCCAAATTACCGTATCAAACAAGCGCTCGACAAGCGGTCGAAACCAAGTTGCTGGGGCTTAATTACAGTGACAACTATACCGAAGGGCAGCTCTCCGACTCACAGATGATCTCTGCGAGGCGGTATCCGTATATCGCTACAAAAAATGCACGGACGGATCTCGGTTACGAGAACGTGTCGGCCATTTACGCGTTTGACGGTCTGTGGACGGTGAGAAACGGAAAACTCTATTGCGACGCCGCAGAGATCTCCGGTCTTACGCTTACATCCGGCATGAAGCAATTTGCCGCAATGTACAAGAAGCTCGTCATTTTCCCCGACAAGAAATACGTATACATCGACGGAAGCACGAAGACGGCGCACGACATGGAAGCGAAGTCCGAAGGAACCGGCGCGACTGTTACCGTGACCGAGCAACAGGACGGTGACGAGACGATCACCACTTGCACGATCACCATCTCATACGTTGATGATCTCACGAGCAAGTTCGCGGTCGGAGACGTGATCGAGATCGACGGCTTCACAAATACGGAAAATCAGGGGATGAAGACCATCAAGGCTTTATCCGCAACGGAGATCGAAGTGGAAGAAGCAACGATGGTCGATGAGACTGCCGCAGGGACGGTATCGTTCGAGAGGAACGTGCCGACGCTTGATTATATATGCGTACACGATAACCGTCTGTGGGGATGCAACAACGAAACGAGAACCATCTATGCTTCGAGAATCGACGATCCGACAAACTTCAACGATCTTTCCGGAAACGCGAACGACTCGTGGATGGTGGACGTCGCAACGGACGGTGATTTCACCGGGTGTGCGTCAATGTCAGGCGCGGTCATCTTCTTTAAGGAGCATTCCATCCTGAAAGTCTTGGGATCCTATGCAGCGGAGTTCCAGACGAACAACTACCAGATGGAAGGTGTAAAGACCGGGTGCAACAAGAGCATCCAGAACATCGGAGAGACTCTGTACTATGTCGGCGTGAACGGAGTGTATGTTTACAACGGCGGTACTGCCTCTCTGATCTCCTATGTTTTCGGCGAAAAACGGCTTTCCGACGCGGTTGCAGGACACGACAGTAACAACTATTACCTATCAGCATTGGACGGCGATAATCCGCTGTTTTTAACGTATCACATGCAGTCCGGGCTGTGGCTGAAAGAGGACACCATCCGGGCGTACGACATAGCACTTAACGGAAACACGCTGAACATCCTCTCAAACGAGGGAAAAGTCCTGACGGAAAACACCGGCACGGAAGCGGTACCGTTTTCTATTACCTTCAAACCGTTCTATGAGTCGGTCAAGTCCGGGAACACATCTACTGTGGCTTTCGCAAAGAAGCGGTACTCGAAACTCTATCTTCGGATGGAATTGGGCAGGGGCGCGAACGTGAAGGTGGAAGTCAGAGAAGACGACGGACTCTGGAAGGAAGTCACCAAGATCGTCGGGAAAGGCGGCCTCTACACTGTGCCGGTGGTGATCGGGCGGTGTGACAAGTACGAGCTTCGCCTGTCCGGAAAAGGCGCGTTTTGTCTTCTTAACATGATGAGAGAGTACAGAATAGGGAGCGCAAGATAATGGATCGAGTTTTCCCCAGAAATCTGGATGAATTGGACAAGAACGATCTGAAAAAGGCCGTCAATCAGCTCGACGAGTACATCCGGTACATGCGAGAGCAGATCGAGTGGGCGGTGCAGGTCTTAATGAAACTGGACAACGGCACGAGCGTCGCGGATCTTGCGAACAGAATGGCGAGAGCAGAGCGGTCGATCGGGACGCTGAATCAGGAATACACGCAGGTGTCAACAACCTTGGCGGACAAGGCTGACAAGACCGAGGTCGTGATGCTTTCAAGCGTCGTGACAACGATCGACAGCACTTCTACAGACGACGATATACCGACGGCAAAGGCCGTTTATGATGCGATTAACATTTAATCGGGGGTGTGAGATGAGTAAGAAATATCGTGAAGATTTAGCCGGTTACGAGCAGGAAAACACGCCTGTGGAACCGGTCGTTACGGAACCGGTAATGCCTACATACGATTGGAATCCGACGCCTTACCAAAGAGGTCAGTACCAGAGCGAATACGCGGATCTCATCAAGGCTGCGGCTGATCGGGTGAGCAACTGGAATTATGATCCGGCGAACGATTCGAGCTATAGATCATACGCGAGACAGTACGCAAAGGCCGGGGCGAACGCCTACGAAGACACGCTTGCGAGAGTGGCGTCAAGAACAGGCGGTGTGGCGTCGTCTTATGCGGTTTCTGCGGCACAGCAACAGTACAACAAGTATATGTCGGATCTTGCCGCGAAAGTCCCGGAACTGGAGCAGTTAGCGTACCAGAGAGCGCAGAACGATCTCAATATGTATGCCGGTCTTGACAACACTGCCTACGGCCGCTGGAACGACGACGAAGAGCGCAGATACAAGGCGTGGGCGGCGAATCAGAGTGCGGCACAGAGCGCGTACAATCAGCGGTACAACGCCGAAATGGATAAGTACAACGACTATCTGAGCCGTCTGGCTGAGGAAAAGAGCGCGGCAAATACGCAGAAAGACTTCTCAACGTACATCAAAAACGCAAAGGAGATGGGCGATTACAGAAGCGCGAAAAATTATCTTCTGAGCGTCGCGCAGGCCAACGGATTATCGGATGCGGAAGTCTACAATATGCTTCTTGAAGCAAAATACGATCCGCAGAACGAGATCAATTACGAATACGCAGAGCCGTACACCAGGTGGGGATTCGGCCGTCAGGAAGAGCCGAGCGAGGCGTACAGACGGGGCGATATCAATGAGAACACCTATAACTACATCCTTCGCATGCGAGAAGAAAACAGAAAAAAACTGTTAAAGGACGAGTAAGATGAGCTTCGATGATTATGTAAGAAAGATGAGGGCAGAAAGATCGATGCAGGAAGCGGCTAAGGAAAAAGTCGCGTCCGAATCATCTTTCGATGATTACGTAAATCAACGCCGCCGTGAGACATATCAGGCGCAGGAAGACGAGCGCCTTGCCTCTTCGTTCGGCGGCTGGAGCAACAAAGTTTCTAACTATTTCACCAATTGGGACAACGATTACAACAAAAGGACGCAGACCTATCAGGATCCTGCGTCTCTTTCCGCGTATAAGACGGATAATGCCAGGATCCGTTCGGATTATGCCGATCAGGCGGATAAATACGTGGATTATTTCAATCGTAACCGCGATTCCTATGAGAATGTTGACGATACACTGAGATGGCTTGCAGGCGTCAAAAACGGGCTTGCAGAGCAGGGTAATATGCTCGATCAGCTTGGCAACAACGCGAGCGCAGAAGAACCCGAAAAGCAGCTTTATGATCCGCTTACCAAATGGAAGAAGAACGTTAACAGCGATTTCCTGAACTCGAACCTTTCAAGCGCGAACGTAGGCGTTGCCGTTGGTCAAATGCAGAAGAAGCAGAGTGCGGAAGCGTTGAATCGGATCACGAACGAAGCAAAGAACAGCGCTGATTTTGCCGAAAACTCTGATTTCAGGTATGGCGACAGCATCAACAATACCGGCGTGGACTGGAACGGAGAGAACAAGATCACATCAAATCCGTGGGGAAATCAGTATTCCGACACGTTTACGGCGTTGAAGTATATGAACGGCCAGAGAGACAAGTCCTCTGCCATCGTAACGCCGTTCTCGTCCTTTGATTTCAGCAAGGAAGCGAAAGAGCTGACCTATTCGCAGATGAGCTTCGCGACGGATGAAGAGAGAGCGATCGCAAACTATCTGGCAAACAAGAACGATCCGGAAACGCTGAAAGAGTATTTTGACGCGCTTATCCCGATCCTGAACGAAAGATCCACTCAGAACACGAAGGATCTGTTGGAAAAAGACCTTGAAGAGCATCCTGTTGAGAGCAGGATCGGTCAATCCATACTGTCTGTACCTCTTGGAGTAACAAGGGGTATTTCGTATGCAAAAGCCGGTATTGATATGTTATCCGGGAAAGGCATTGATCCTAACGATCCGTGGATGGGATTCACGAATCTGCCGACTGAAATGCGTGAGAGCGTTTCAAAGGCAATCGAAGAGAATGTGGCAAAGAACAACGGAAGCGAGTTCGCTCAAGGCGCTCATAGTTGGGGTTATCAGACGCTGATGAGTATGGCTGATTTCTTATTCACGGCACTTGTCAGCGGTGGATTCGGCAGCGCTTCTGCAGGAGCGGCGTCTGCAAAGGCGTCCGAGGCGCTGACGCTCGGAATCATGGGATCCGGGGCGGCGGCTTCAACCGTCGTTGAAGCAAAGGAAAAAGGGTACAGCGATGAAGACGCATTTACTCTTGCGACTATTATAGGTATGGCTGAGATTTTCACAGAGAAGGTTTCTCTTGAAACGCTGTTGAATCCCGAACTTATAAACGATGGAGCATTAAAGTACATTGCAAAAAACTTTATCGCGGAAGGATCCGAGGAAGTAGCATCCGACCTTATTGGTGACTTTGCCAGCATAGCGCTTTTGCAATCCGAATCGGATTGGTACAGAGCCATTGACGCGTATAAGGCCAAAGGACACGATGAGCCGGAGGCTGTTGCATTAGCCTTTAGGGATAAGTTATTTGATCTTGGTTCTACTGCTTTAGCAGGCGCGCTTTCCGGCGGCGTTATGGCTGGAGGCGGTGTGACGATCAATTCAGCGAACCAGTACAGAATCGGCCGTAACATCCGTATGAATGATGCCGCGCTTTCTGACCTGATCGATGCCGCCGCGAGTTACGGAGAAGACACGAAGTCAGGAAGGCTTGCGAAAGAGATCCAGCAATCCGGCATTGCATCAAACAGAAAAATCGGAGAACTGGAGCAGTCTCTTGAATTTGACGCCGAACGCGCATTGGCGGCTCGATTGAAACAGCTTGCAGAGGAAAAGATTGAAGAGGCTACGCAGACTGCCGTCGAAAGAATCGAAGCGGATTCTAAACAGGCCGTAATCGAGCCCGTAAAGGAAACCGAAAAGGCAGAAACGAAGCAGGCAGAAAAGACCGCGAAAGAGATCCTGGACACCATCCCTGAATCGCAGAAACAGGCGGTTAAGTCCACAAGAGAGCTTATCGAATCTACGATTAAAAGCGGAGAGGCTGAGCAGGTGATGATTGACACGTTTGATGAGATGTTAGCAGACCGCGTCAGTACGACCGGATCCGTACCTGCAAATCTTGATCTCGGAAACTATGTGGAAGAATACTTCAACTATTATGAAGCCGGAAAGAATGGTGCCGACATCACAACGGTGGAAGACAATGGATCCCTGTCCGCGTTAGAAAAAGAAGCATCGTACCTTTCCGGGAAGATGGATTCGCAAATTAAAGCTGAATCGGCGGATGTAAACAAAACAGAGAAAGCGCTGAAAGACACATTAAACAGAATCAAAGGAGAAAACTATGGAACAAATGTTGTATCTCAAGGCAGCAACAGGTCTTATCTGCAGAATACCGGCAAGCAAGGCAAAGGAGTGGCAGAAGGAACAAGACAAGCTTCGCAAGCAGGGCGTGAACGATTCAATGCTAAAGACGTTGAGATCAAGTCTTTCAAAAGAACTGGCAAAGAAGTAACCGCGAAAAGCCTCGGTATTGATGGCGGAACCGATACGACAAAGGTGCGCCTGTGGGAAGAGGGCTATTCAGAGTCGATGAAAAAGGCGAAGCAGATCCTCGATAAACACGGTATAAAGACCGTGTTCTTCCACGGTGGGAATCTGTCTACAGATGGCGGCGACGTCAGAGGATGCTATGATCCTGACACCAATACTGCATACATCCGTGTAGATCACGAAGATTTCGACGCGTATAACATTGCGCGCCACGAAACGCTGCATAAAATCCTTACAAATCAGGATGTAGAAACACGCGCACGGAACGTGGAGACGCTGTATGAAGAACTTGTGATGGATCTTCAGGAACATGGCGTTCCTGATGAGATGATTGATCGCGTCCTCAATTTATATCTGCTTTCCTATACTGGCTATAGTGAAGCGTACGCGAAGGAAGAACTGCTCTGCGATTTCTATGGGGACATGAACGTGTTTAACGATCCCGACATACAAAGAGCGCTTGATTCGGCGGGAAAATTCCGTGAGATCGTGGATGAAGTCGCGCCGGTGATTGAAGGAAGAGGCGGAGAAACAAAGTATTCTCTTGATCTGGTAAAGCCAATTGAACCGAAATCAAAAGATTGGGAGAGAGGATCGACAACTGAAGAAGTAAAGGAAATATATCCGAAGCTATGGAATGTGGCGGCGAAAAAAAGCAAAAAAAGGAATCCGACACAGATAACGTCAACGGTTGCGACATATCGAAAGATATATGATAAGTTAAAAGCGGATGGGTTTGAAGGCAGCATACTGGACGCATCAAGTGGATTGGGATATGGAACGAAGGCCGGAATTGAAGAATATGGATTCAATGTAGATGATATTGAACCGTATCCTGACGAGGACTATAAGCCGAAATTCACTGATTACTCTAAACTGCACAAAAAGTATGATGTAATTATCAGTAATGCAGTGTTAAACGTTCTTCCACAGGAACAACGTGATGCACTTGTCGTGAAGATGGGGCAGATGCTGAATCCCGGCGGTAAACTATTCGTAAATGTTCGCTCATTAAACGAGATCAAGTCTCTGCAGAATAAAATCGACGCCAAAACAGGGCAACTTAAAAACATCAAAATATCTTCTTCCGAGGCTGTAGAGACGTCAAAAGGAAGTTATCAGAAGGGCTTTACCAAAAATGAATTGGTATCATATCTTCAGGACGCACTTGGATATGGCTATGATGTAAAGCCTGTATCATGGTTTGGCGGCGTATCTGCCGAAATTACAAAATCAGCGAATAACGACGTCCGCTTCTCCCGTGAAACTGCACCGGTATTCTATTCCCAGCTTGAGCGCGAGATCGAGCGAGATCTCCAAAAAGACGGCGTCGATGTGGTTGACGGATCTGCCGTTCGCTTCTCGCGTGACACGTGGGACACTACAGATAAGAAAAAGGTCTTGAATAATCTCGTCGCCGCTGGGTTTACAAAGGAAGAATCCAAAAAATGGATCAACGATGTAAACTCAATTTCCGCAATCATCGGTTCTGATCTTGAGAAACTGGACTATGTTGCAGCCGATAATCAGGTAATGCTGAAAAACAACGATGAGTATTACAAGACGCTTGACGCATCCACGCTTTGCGCGAAGAGACTGTTGTATCAGGGAACATTCAACAGGATCACGGAACTTCTGCCTAACACAATACTTCTCGACAACGATCTCATCCAGATCAGAAAGGTTATGGCGGAACTAAATGACGTTGTTCCTTGCGGAATCTGCTATGTGGAATCCAGAAGAAAGACTCTTTCAAAATTCGCCGGCCAATGGCTGAACGAAGTATACAAGGGCGATGTGAAGGTCGATATGCACGATCTGACTTCAACGGATGGCCTTGAAGCATTACGGATGAATCATCCGGAAGTCTATGATGCTTATACGGCGTGGATGAGGGCGAGAGGCACGGCGAACCCAAAGGTCGTTGAATTAAGAACGGCTTATCGTGGAGAGATCCTTAAACTTCGGAAAACACAGATTGCGAACATCAAGAGAATCGGCGGTCTTCGCGTCCAGTCGTTCTCCGACTTTGAGTCGGTACATTTGATCGATATGATGCAAGCCGTCCTCGATATGTCAGCGAAGGGACTTACTTCACAGGCATACACGAAGGTTCCGAACTTCGCTTGGGCGTTTGGTGATACCGGCATCAAGATCAACCTGTCTCTTATCGGTAAAGCGGTCAATGGTGTTCTTGTCTTCGACGCGAAAGAAGGGATGGACATCAATGATGCAATGAAACTGCGCGACAGGTACTCTGACAACGTCGGAACGATCCTTGTCGGCGCAAACAAGGAGAGCATCCTTCTTGCAATGGCTGATGATCGGATTGACTTCATCATCCCGTTCCACAGATCCGGGTGGTCAAAGAAGCAGTTTGACGCGCTTGGGCTTAAAGGCTATGAGGACTTCCAGAAGTATCAAAACGAGCGCAAACTCAATGGCAAATCGCTTCCGAAGAAGGTCGGCAACCTGTATCCGATCGATTATTGGGATTACAGCAAGACAGGCAAAGAGAATGCGGAGCGGTATCTGGAGATCTGCAAGGAGCAGAAGCGGATCCCAAAGTTTGAAAACTTCCTCGTCAACAATGGCGATGGATCTTGGTCGCTTCAGCCTGACGGATCCACGGACGGGTACTGGAAGTTGCTAATCGACTTCAAGATGTATAACAATGCAGGAATTGGAGCTCCACAGAGGGTCGTCATTCCGAACTTCAATATGGAAGAGTGCCAGAGGATCCTGAACGAGTACGACGGAACCGGCAATAGAAGTCTTCCCGTAGACGAAGAAGCTGCACAGAAGTTTGTGAAGGAGTACAAGAAGAATCATAAAGGGGTTCGATTCAGCAGCGAGGCCGATAACAAAGACAGAGGTCGAAAAGCATTACGAAATGACGATAGTATTGCGGACGCAAACATCCAAAATGGTCGAAGCGCCGTAGATCAGATGATTCATATGGCAGAAAATGGCGTTGATCCGGCACAGAACGTGATTAGGAACGCAATGTACAGATCTGATCTCGGAAGCATTGATTTTGTCTGGGGCGAGCCGGGAACAGGAGAGAAATTCAAGCACGGATACGGCTTGTCGCACATTATTGCGAAGCGTAATGCAGAGACCGGAAACGGAGAAGATGTCGCGTTTAGCATTGTCGATGCAATCGCAAAAGCGCCAGTATATGATGAACAGCATAGCAATCAGGTCAGCGATGATTATTACAGGGTTCGCTTATTCTACAATGATACTACGGTGGTGTTGAGCAAAGAGCCAGACAAGAATAGTTGGTTATTGACCGGTTGGGACAACGCAAAAACGGCAACAAGTGCAAATGGAGAGGTACACGACTCTTCCATTGCTACTGCCGTTACGCCTACACGCACTCGTCGTAACGGAGATGCTACCGTTTCTAATAGTACAGTAGCACAGAACGGCGTTTCTGTCAAGTCGCAGTCCAGCAATCTTCTCGATATCCGCGAACAGATGGATCACCTTGAAAAAGCACCTTCCGCGCAATCCTTCTCAAGCGCGAGCATGAAGAAGTGGGTGCGCAGTCTCACGAAAGAGTTTGGCCAGAAGGTCAACGTAGAGACCATTGAAGCGGCCTTAAAGAACGCCGGCGAGATCTACTTCAAAGAGCGGAACACTCTTGCACCGGAAGAACTGGAAGGAAAGATCCGCGAGGCGCTGCTTCCTGCATCCGGCGAGATCGTGAAGAACGCGGAAGTGGCCGTCGAGGACGGAAACGAAGCAAACTACAGAAGCTTACGGCAGACTCTTAAACACGGCATCAACCTGTCGGATCAGGACAAGGCGGATATTCCGGACTACAACGAGTGGCGGAAGTCGAACATGGGCTATGTGACCGTATCAAAGAACGGCCAGCCTATGGATACCCTGTGGGCTGAATTACAGGAAGAGTTTGGCAAGGGCTTGTTCCCGGACGAGATCACGCATCCTGCCGATCAGATCCGGTACGCGGTCGAGGTCTTAAAGGACATGGACGCGATCTACGAGAACCCGTTCCAAGGCTACGAGATGGCAGCGGCGCTCGAAGACGTGACGAACAGCCTCTTGGGATCCCTTTACAACGGAATCTTAAAGCAGTCCGAGCCCACGTTTGCCGAGAGAATGGAAGCGCGTCTCCAGGAGGAGAGAGCCGGCTTACAGAAGAAGATCGACCAGGCCGTAGCGGAGAACCAGAAGCAGAACGACAGACTGATTGCTCTTCTGAAACGTGAGTACGAGCAGAACATCAAACTTGCGGTACGTGCGCAGAAATTGCAGGATATGGCAGAGAAGAAGCGGACGATCAGCAACGATAAGCTGCTCCGGATGATCAGACGGCTGAAGAACAAGAAGCTTTCCCCGGTGAACCGTGCGAGAGTGGACGAGTACATCAAGGATCTCGACGCGTATTCCGTCGGTCTTGGGATCGGGAAACTTGAAGAACTGACGGCGTTAAAACGATTCATCGAAGAAAACTCGGACATTCCGTTCCCGGAAAGACTGAAAAAAGAGGTAGATCGACTTGAATTGAAGCATCTGTCTGACCTTACGGACGACGAGAGGGCCGATCTTGCTAAAGTGCTGCTTGCGATCGAAACAGAGATCAATAACGCGCAAAAGCAGATCGATGCGCAGGACAAGCGCGAAACTTTCCGCCAGTCAGTTTCTTCCATGGGCAACATCTCGAAGACGAAGGGCACGAAGGCCGGGTTGCCGAGAGGCTTGGACGACTTCTTCGTAATGAAGAATCTTGCTCCCGGACGGTATTTTAACAGAATCACAGGGTACATTGACAACGATCCTATGCGGCTTGCAGGGCTTGACCTTGAAGAGGGCACGAAAAAGTCCCAGGATCATATGATGAGAGCATATAAGATGTTCGACAAGTGGCTGGAAGACCGCAAGCTTATGCGCCAGTGGCAGGGCAGATTCGCTAAGGAAATCGATATAACCGGCAAGAGGGCCGACGGCGGAAAAGTTACGCTGAAGATCACTCCGGCAATGTTGATGTCCTTGTATATGCACTCGCTCAACAATGATAATATGCGCCACATTATGTATGGCGGCATCGTCATTCCTGATATGAGACTGTACAAAGCCGGGGACATTGCTTCCGCTTACTCGGAAGGAAAGAAGAACACGGTCTCGCTTACGAGAGATGACATCAAAAAGGCGACGAGCGCATTGACGGAAACGGAGCGCGCGTTCATCAACGCGGTGCAGTCTTATTACGGCGGAATGAGCCAGGATGGGATCAATGAAGTATCCATCAAGCTGAACGGTTATGAACTTGCGACCGTGACGGATTACTTCCCGATCTACACGGATGAAGCATTTGTAAAGACCGACTTCTCCGGAATGGAACACGACGGAACGATTGAAGGAATGGGATCCTTGCAGGAGCGTGTCACTTCTACGATCCCGATCTACCTGAACGACATCACGAGCGTCGTTTCTCGGTCGATCGGAGATACGGCACGGTACGTAGGGCTTGCAATCCCGGTCCGCAATATGAATAAGTTGCTGAAGGTAACCGACGGAACGTTCATTGACATTGTTCCGAGGGTCAAAAAAGGCGAAGGCAGACCTGAGGAAACTTTCTATGTTCCGAATGACAGCATCCTGGAAGAAATCGACAAGCAGTGGGGTAAACCTGCCGTTGATTACCTGAAAAAACTGATGAGGGATATTCAGTCCGGATCAAACATGAGCGGCGTATACGATTTGCTGTTCAAGACCGTGAAAAACAATTATGTTGCTTCCACATTGGTTATGAACGCAAGCGTATCCGTGAAGCAGTTTGTGTCATACTTTGCGGCGGTGTCAGAGCTCGGTTGGAAACCTGTTGCGAAGGCATTGAAGTACTTTGGTAGAAGGATTGATTCCGCGTCGACCATAGATAAGTACACTCCTGTACAGTGGCAGCGGTCAAGGGGATTCTCTTCTCCGGATATCGGAAACCTGACGGCGAGCGGCATCAAACTTCCGCCGATCCTTAACTGGATCCAGGCGGTTGATATAGGCACTACACGGCTGCTGTGGAAGGCTTGCGAGTATTACGTGGACGACAATTTCAAGGATCTCGAAAGGGGTACAAATGACTACTCGATGACGGTTTCAGAGGTGTATAACAGAGTTATCTGGGATACGCAGCCGAACTACGATGTGATGCATCGTCCTGAAAACCTTCGGTCAGACAATCCTCTTGTACAGTCATTTATGATGTTCAAGACGCAGCCGGTCCAGAACTTCAACATCGTTTACGATGCTGTGGCGAACCTGAAAGCTAAGGAAACGCAGAATTTGGCCGCTTTGCAGGGCGGTACCGAAGAAGAGAAGAGCACAGCAGCGCAGGCATTAAAGAGGGCTAAAAAGCGGCTTTTCAACGCTCTGACATCGCAGATCTTCTCGCTCGTATTCTTCGCCGGATTGACGGCGGCGTGGAACGCGCTTCGCGGCAAGACTGACAAGTACAAGGATAAGGAAGGAGAGGCTACATTCTTCTCCATCATCAGCGGAATCGGAAGGGATGTTATCGGCGGAGCGGCAGGCGCCATTCCTGTCGGAACGGAGATTTGGGACATCATCTCGTCCTGGATTTACAAAGACAGATACTACGGCTACTCGTCAGTAACAGAATCTGCCATCAGTGACATCGCTGAAACAGTGCAATCTACAGGTTCCGCGATCCTCGAGGGCAAGATGACGCCGGCAAAGTGGAAGAAGCTCGTCAAGAATACGGCGCAGCTGTTCGGGATCCCGCTAAAGAACGTGGCGAACCTATTCAATATGATCCTTCGTTTGTTTGGCGCTGAAGAGATCTTTTAAGGAGAAAAAATTATGAGTGCGGAAATGATTGTGGCGATCGGATCCCTGATCGCAGGTATATCGGGAATCGTAAGCGCGGTGCTTCTGTATCGGAAAACGGTGGCGCTTCTGGAGTTTCGTATGGAACTTGTCGAGAAGCGCCTCGACGAGCACAACGGGTACGCGAAGAAATTCGCGGAGATAACAGACATGATTTCAGAAATAAAAACAGACATTGCGGTCATTAAAACTGATTTATCGTACATCGGAAAGGAGAAACAATGAAAACCATCAACAAGAAACTGTATGACTTTTTAAGGATCCTGCAGATCGTGATCCCCGGATGCGCGGCTTGCTATGCGGCGTTATCAAAGATTTGGGGCTGGGGCTATGAAACCGAGATCGTCGCGAGTGCCGCAGCGGTCGTTACGTTGCTCGGTGTGTTCTTAAAAATCGAGAGCTACAACTTCTTCAAGGAACAGGAGAACGAGAAATGAGTCGGAGCGTGGATCTCGGAAAAGTGACAGGCGTGTCGCAGCGGTACGACGTCACGATTTACGGCAATAGCGATTCACCGTATGAAGTGGCGGTGTCGTTCGTGCTTTTGACGGATTCTCCGTGGGAGCCGGAAACGACGGCGGACGTGTGGGAAATGCTTTATAACCTCGGCTACACTACGGATCCGATCAGTGCGGCCGGGGCGTTCGCCAATACTGTCCTTGTCATTGCAACAGGAATTACTGCGACGAATCCGTCTAACACGCCGAGGCTTACTCTGTATGGCATGAGCCTTTACGGTGTTGAAGCGACGCTTAATATCGATCCGGACGAGTACGAATTTTCCGTAAAATCGACAGATCTATGAAAGGAGAAATGAGATGATTTATGTAACCGAATCGAATCCGCGTATGCGTGGATTAGTGACCATTTATGCGGACACAAAGACCGAAGTGCCGGAGACTGCATCTGCTTTGCTCGCGGCTCTTACGCCGAATGAGTACAGTAAAAACGTGAAGGACGGCATTGCCGCCGGAAGCGTGATCTGGACGGCCGCACTTGACGCAGGTGTCGTGAAGGCGAACGGATCGATCGTGTGGAATTAAGGGGGATACTATGGATAGCAATCTTGCATTTTTAATGGCTGCAGCGGCCAAAAAGAAAGCTGAAGCGAATGCGCTTCCTGACGTTTCCTCGATCGACAATGGCAAGGTTCTCGGTGTCGTTGATGGCGAATGGGGGCTTGCAGAAGATGCCGGCGCGGTATTGCCTGATGTAACGCAGGCGGACGACGGAGATGTTCTGGGTGTTGTGAGCGGAACGTGGAGCAAGATGAACGTGGACACTCTTCCTGCGGTTACCGGTGCCGACAATGGCAAGGCTCTTGGCGTCGTTGGTGGCGCATGGAGCGCCGTAGCAGCTGATCTTGGGCTGACGAAGAATTTACAAAACGCATTTTCTACATCCCTTACCTACGCGGTCGGCGACATTGTTGTTTACTCAAGCAAACTTTACAGATGCACTACTGCGGTTACTACTGCTGGTGCTTGGACTGGTACTACTAACTGGACGGAGATTCAGTTAGATGATTTACAGGGAATGACGAATCCGATGAGTGCGGCTGGCGATCTGATTGTCGGCGGTGCTTCCGGGGCGGCTGGCAGACTTGCCAAAGGTACTGCCGGACAAGTCTTGACGATGAACTCCGGGGCAACTGCACCCGAATGGCAGACTCCATCCGCCGGAATGACCAATCCTATGACCACTCAAGGTGACATCATCGTAGGTGGTACATCTGGGGCGGCTACGAGGTTGGCGAAAGGCGCAGAAGGTAGAGTGCTTACTGCTGGTTCTTCTTCTCCTGCTTGGACATATCTTCCTTGCTTCACTTCCAATCCTGTGAGTGATCCGCAGGTTCCGAACGGGCAGATCGCGATTTGTCTTGTATCTTCTGAACCTGCACAGGCATCACAATGGACGAATGTTGCGTATTTCATAACAGGTTCTAACTCGTAAAAGGAGGATTTTATATGCCTACGATTACGAATATAGGAGGTGAGGTAGGATGAGTATCACTCTTACTTTTTCGAGCCCTAATTTTCCATCATCAACTATAGCGCCACGCTATCGGGCACAGTACCTTAAAGATGGAAGTTGGACAGGAAATGCAGCTACAGGGAATCCAGGCGGTGCCCCTATTACGGTTTCTACATCAAGACCTGGAGACCCGCCCGTTGTATTTAGGTTTGCGTCAATGTACCCCGTGTCAAATGGTGATGGGACATACACAACTTATTATGCATCAACAGTAAAGTATAAAAGTATGGCATTGAGTTCGGATGAGAATCATCCAACAATTTATGATGATTCAACAGTAGCGATTGAGTGCAGCGATTATACTGCAACTCCGCCGTCAGATTTTCTGTACTTTATTGTTCCTAATTCTGCAACTGTAAACCCATACCTTACTTTTAGTTCACCAAATACATTCACTTTGAATGTTGTAGACAATACTAAATATTGGGACGGTACTCTTGAATACTCAACAGACCTAACAACTTGGTCTACTTGGGCGGGTACGAGTGCTATCAGCAGTTCACAGAGTGGGGATGTTAAGTACCTGTATATGAGGGGTACGGGGAATAGTGTAATTACTGGTGCGAGTGCTGGTAATAGTGTTGCAAGATGGGTGTTTACTGGGTCTGATATTTCTATTGCTGGCAATATTTCAAAATTGCTTGATTATCAGGGAACACCTACTCCTGCAAATTATGCGTTCATGAATATGTTTGGTACAATGGCATCGGGGGTGTCAGTAACAACGATTGTTGACGCGCAAGATTTAGTCCTTGATATTGGTGCGGTTGATAATTGTTACGCAGAGATGTTTTCCACCTGTACATCACTGGTTAACGCACCAACATTTACTGCATTGACTCTCGGGGTTCGAGCATGCTTGCGGATGTTCTCTATGTGTACTTCACTTATAAATTCGCCAGAACTTCCTGCTATAACCATTTCCGAGGGTTCTTATAACACAATGTTCTATGATTGTACGTCATTGGTTCACGCGCCAACGATTCTTCCAGCAATGACTTTGCCGACCGTGACAAATCCAAATGCCGGGTGCTACACAATGATGTTTAACGGCTGTACTTCCCTCATTGATGTCCCAGAACTACCTGCAACCACATTAGGCATTGGATGCTATTATGGGCTATTCTATGGGTGTACTTCATTAACGACTCCTCCGCTGAGTTTACCAGCAACAAGTGTTCCAGATTATGCATATCAACAAATGTTTGAGGGGTGTACAAATATCAAATTAAGTGAAACGCAAACTGGCAACTATACAAAGCCGTTCAGAATACCAGCAGAAGGAACTGGAACAAGTTCTGTTACAAACGCTTTAACACGTATGTTCGCCGTCACAGGTGGCACCTTCATAGGCACACCCACCATCAATACCACCTACTACCTCTACGAAGAACCACAACCAACAGGGGGAACAATCCTAATCGGCTCATCCTCTCTATCAAAAGTATTAGTAGGAAATCAAGAGGTAAGCAAGATAATACTCAATGGGGTGACGTTGTATGAAAGTGGGGGGGCGTGACGCTGATTAACTTCTCCATTGACGGAACAACATACCAAGCAGAAGAAAATATGACTTGGGCAGGATGGTGTGATAGTGAATATAACACAGGTGGATTTGAGAATAGCGAAGTTTGGGGTGTAATACTTAGGCACAGCATTTCAGAATTTGATAACGTCGGTTACGTTATTTGTGGGCAAGTTGAAGCAACAGACACAGTAACAAGCGAATACGCCTATGAATTATATAACCAAAGTGCGTGTAATTAACTAATCATCATAAAAGAGAAATTTGAAAAATGAAAATCCGGGTTTTCCGGAGAAAGGAGCAACATGGGCTTAAGAAAACTCTATGTAGATCTGTTCCGGCAGTACCGTGGCTGCGAGACCGGCGACGCGAAAGAGAAGTTTTTGGTGGACGTTTACAATCTACACGTTCCGCTTCCGCGTGGTTTGAAGATGCAGTATTCGTACTCTTGGTGCGCGTGTTCGGTTTCAGCTGTCGCGTTTATGGCGCAGTTGGACGACATCATCCCGTTCGAGATGGGGTGCTGGGAACAGGAAGTCTTGGCGAAGCAGATGGGCATCTGGAAGAATCCGCCGTTCACGCCGCAGATGGGAGACCTGATCCTGTACGATTGGGCAAATAAGAAGGACGGTATGCCGGATCATGTAGGCGTGGTCGAGGAAGTAAACGGCGACACGATCACGGTGATCGAAGGAAATATGGGAGGCGGTAAGTGCGGAGAAAGAACCATTTCTTTGTCGGATCCGCAGATTCTTGGCTTCATCACGCCCGACTATGAGGGCAAAGAGAAGCACGACATGCCAGACGGCGCCGAAGGGTATGATCCGGAAATCGTCGGCAACTGGACGGTCACGACTGCACTTTATTTGAGGAAGGGAGCCGGAGCCAACACTAAAGCATTGACAATCATGCCGAAAGGTGCCATTGTAGACTGTGACGGGTACCTTGCCGTAAACGGTAAAACGCCGTGGTACCACGTGAAGTGGAATGGCCGCGAAGGTTTCTGTTCGAGCAAATACCTGCAGAGGTGATTATGGAAAACCAAAACGTGCCGTACATCGTTTTCGAGGGAGAACAGGCAAGACACGAAAGAACCGTCAGAAGACTGGTGGCGATAGTCATTATTGCGATAGCGCTGTTGTTCGCGAGCAATGCGCTCTGGCTGTATGCATGGATGCAGTACGACTATACATCGACGGAAACGACCTACCAGCAGGACGGATACGGCGTAAACATTATCGGAGACAAGAACGAGGTGGATTATGGCGCAGAGACTAACGGTGCGGACTCGCTCAAGAAGTAAAAAAAGTTCACGCGGCACACGGGTAAGAAGGACTCGCAGATGATTCCTGAATTGCCACGGAGCGCGTATGAGAAGCTGATCGACGAATGGATCTTCCACGAACGGAACCGGGAGATCCTAAAGCGCCGGTTACTGGACGGAATCACGTTCGAGAGGCTTGCAGAAGAGTTTGATATGTCAGTACGGCAGATCAAACAGATCGTCTACACATCCGAGAAACAATTATTCAAACATATCTAAATTTGGGCGGTCTTTATGGCCGCCTTATTTTGCACGAAATTCGCACTTTCCCGGCATTTTCTTTCAAATCATACTGAAATATACTGTCCTCAATGGAAGGGCAGAAATCATGGCGTTTTTAATGCACAATCCGAATCCGAAATCAGCGCGCGTAGGCGATTGTGTGGTGCGCGCCATCAGTATCGCCACAGGAAAGAGTTGGGATTCGGTCTACGCGCTTCTGGCAGTCAAGGGCTATGAAATGTGTGATATGCCGTCAAGCAACGCAGTTTGGGCAAGATGTTTGGAAGAGGAAGGCTTCGACCGGCATATCATCAACTCTTGTTGTTACAGTGTCCGTGATTTCTGTCTCGACCATCCGAAAGGGACGTATGTGTTAGGCACAGGATCTCACGCGGTCGCCGTGATAGACGGAAACTACATCGACGCATGGGATTCCGGGGACGAAGTACCGATCTATTACTTTGAAAGGAGACGGTGATGAATTACTATCCATATCAGCAGCAAAACAACGGTATCGTATGGGTGCAGGGCGAGGCCGGCGCAAAGTCGTACCTTGTTGGAGCAGGGCAGAGCGTTCTCTTGATGGACGCGGAGAAAAGCACGTTCTACATCAAATCGACGGATATGAGCGGAATGCCTCAGCCGCTAAGAGTGTTTGACTACACGGAAAGAGCTGGACAACAGACGAGTCACGCACAGGCGGCCATGAATGAATACGTGACGAGAGACGAATTGAACAGAAGACTCGCAGAGCTGAAAGGAGCAAAGGATGAATCCGCTGTATAATCTACTCGGCAATGTTCCGCCGATCATCAAACAGTTCCAGCAGTTCAAGAACAACTTCCGGGGAGATCCGCGTCAGCAGATCCAGCAGATGCTCAACTCCGGAAAGATCACTCAGCAACAGTACAACAACGCGGTGCAGATGGCACAGCAGTTGAGTAATTTATTACGATGAACACGTCCGTGCGCACGGTGTGAATAAAACTTCAAGGAGAGACAACAATGGCTTTATCAGATGAAAATGGTGTAAACACCACGATGCTTGTAACACCCACAAGTGGGATGCCGGCATTTGCGAACAACACCGGCTTCGGCGGCGACGGTTGGTGGATCATCCTTCTCTTCATCCTTCTTGCCGGGAACGGCGGTTTTGGCGGCTTCGGTGGTCAGGGCGGACTGTATCCGTGGATGAATCAGGCAGAGATCACGACCGGCGGCTTCCAGAACGCGGCTCTTGGCACACAGGTTACTGCGGTGCAGAGCGATCTTGGAGACATCCAGTCACAGTTATGTAGCGGATTCGCAGGTGTGAACGCAACGATCAACGCGACTTCGGCAAACGCGGAGACGGCGGCGAACGCAAGACAGATGGCGAACATGAATCAGTTGTACGGCCTGTCCACACAGTTCGCAAATTGCTGCTGCGAGAACCGGCTCGGCCTCGCTAACCTTGGCGCTGACATTGCTCGCGAAAACTGCGCAGATCGCGCTGCAGTTGCAGACGGTGTTCGTGACATCCTTGCGAACCAGACGGCCAACACGCAAAGGATCCTCGATCAGATGTGCAACGACAAGATCGACGCGAAGAACGAAAAGATCGCGGATCTTGAGAGACAGCTGACGATGGCGAACCTTGCGGCGTCGCAGACCGCACAGACCGCGCGGATCCTTGCCGACAACACGGCGCAGACGACGACTTTGGAGCAGTATTTGGCTCCGATTCCGCGTCCGGCGTATGTCGTGCAGAACCCCAACTGCTGCTATAACATGGGCGGTTGCGGCGTATAAGGAGAGTACCATGGCAGAGTTTACTTATAATCCGGTTCAGTTGGTGCAGCCCAATCAGGCCGCCATCCTCAATACATCGGTTCCCTGCACCAAGGGATATGTGTACCACAGGAATGAAAGCGGAATTGTAGCGCTCCGTGGTATCGTGAACAATCCGTGCGCGGCGTTCGCCCGGTATCAGGTTACGTTCAATGGGAACATAGCAATTCCGGCAGACGGTACGGTGTCACCGATTAGCATTTCGCTTGCGGTAGACGGTGAGCCTGTGCAGACGAGCAAGGCGATCTACACGCCGGCCGCAGTTGACGAGTATGGCAACGTGACTTCAACGGCGATCATTACCGTTCCGAGAGGATGCTGCTTTACCGTATCCATCGAGAACACTTCCGACGTGGCGGCGAGCGGACTGGCACCGGCGATCAACGTACAGAATGCGAACGTGACGGTTTCACGGATTGCTTGACAGGGGGTATGATATGCACAAACTGTATGATTTGAAAGAGATGCTTACCAAGGAATTGGAAGCATACGGAACAAGAGACAAGATCGACGTGACCAGTCTCGATATTATCGACAAACTGGCACATTCGATCAAGAACATCTGCAAGATCACGGAAGAGGGCGGATCGTACGACGACGGATCCTATCGCCGGTCGTATGATGGTTCGTATCGGAGATCTTACGATATGTCCAGAGATGGGTATAGCAGGAAGCGTGATTCGATGGGCAGATATTCCGGAGCAGAGCGCGATATGGACGGATTGGTCGCAGAATTGCGCGATATGATGCCGGATCTCCCGGAAGAAAAGAAGAGAGAAGTGCAACGCTTTATCCAGAAAGTGGAACAGATGTAACAATTGGGCGCCAGAGCAAATCACTCTGGCGCTTCCTTCAAATTCCCGTCAAATTCCCGTCAAATTCCCGTCAAATCGCTGATTTTGCGTTTTTTACGGAGATCGGAAACTTCAAAATTTCGCATAAAATCAACGAAAATTAAAGAGCAGGGTACGGGAATCGAACCCGCCTCCTCGGCTTGGGAATGCATAAAACGCAGTTTCACGTAAGTTTCTGTAGAGCGCCATAAAGCGCTGAAAATGTGTCAACTGTGCGGAATTTTGCGTCTCGTAGATTTCTGTAGTTTTCTGTAGTTTTCCGTAGATTTCTGCAAATATGCAAAAAATTCCCGTCAAATTCCCGTCAAACAGAGATCGCTTCGGACAGTACAAGAGCGGCCGCTTTGTCCTTCGACGGGATCGCGTGGCTGTAGATGTCGAGCGTCGTTGACGGCTTGGCGTGACCGAGACGATGGGACACCGTAACTATGTCCACGTTGTTCGCGATCATCAGGGACGCGCCGGTGTGCCGTAGATCATGCAGTCTTATTTCCGGCAGCGGGTCCTTTCCTTTGGCGTTGTGCATCCGCACGATCTGATGGAAGCGCTGGCCGACCGTTTCGATGTTGATGAGTTCTCCGGAATCCCTGCGGATGAACAGGAAGTTCTTGTTGAAATCAGCGCCGGTGTATCCCTTCCATAAATCGCCGAGCGCAAGCGACAGTTCGATCTCTTCTTTTTTCCACTTCCGCAAGATCCTCATACATTCTGCCGGAACATATATGCGGCGCTTCCCGGCTTCGGTCTTCGGAGCCTTTATGATCTGTCCGTGATCCACCACGGCCACAGCCTTGGTGATGGATATTTCACTCTGCGCGAAGTCGATGTCGTTCCACGTCAGAGCGCACACTTCTCCGCGCCTGGCACTGGTGTAGATCAAGAGCATGAACAGAGCCTTGTACATAGTCGAGATCGCATAGTCCGTGCAGTATGGAGCGACGGCATACTCGTTCCCTTCGGAGTCTGTCCTGTGGCGTTCTGAGTAGGTGGTTTCGTACTGATCGTCGAGAGCGGCAAAAAAAGTCCGTACCTGATCGGACGTCCAGATCTTGTACTTATACCTTTCTCCCTTTTTCGGAAGGATGATACGGTCGCACGGATTAAACTGCACCAGTCCCCACGACACAGAAGCCTTAAAAACGGCCTTTGCCGGCTTGATTGTGTTCGCAATCGTAGACGGTGCCAGATTCTTCTTTGCAAGGGCATCAACGATGTTCTGGATGTGCAGAGCGTGGATCTTCGTCATCGGCAGACGGCCGATCTCCGGGAAGATCGTCTTTTCGAGGATCCTTCTGTACTCGTGCTGCATAGTCGCGGACAGGCTCTTCTCCGCATACGATGTAAACCATCTTTCTGCCGCTTCCCGGAAGGTGATGTGATCGCCGTCCAGCATTATGCCGGAATGGATCCTTCTTTCATAATCAGCCGCAACTGCTTCCAGCTCCTTACGAACCTTCGTGGGAGCTGTTTCTTTCGGGTGGTATGTGAGTGACCTGCGGATCGGATTGCCATTCTCATCGGATCCGTCAAATACCTCTATTTGGTATGAGTTTCCTCTTTTTCGGATGGATGCCATATTTGTGCGCTTTCTATTTAATTCTGCGGAAGTCTATCTTTGACCATGGATTTTAAGAAATCCAGCGTTGCTCTCTTTTTGTTCTCGTCCAGCATTTCAAGCAAGAACGAGATTTCGGAGTCCATTTCTATAATGTAATCCGCTTGCGGCTTAAAGCCCATAAGTTCGACCGGAGAAACTCCAAAGACTTTCGCAAATTGCTCGATCTTCGTTTGAGGCAAATCAACGAGTCCTGCTTCGATCTTTGCGATAGAGGATCTGTCGGTATATCCCGTCATTTCAGCAAGTTTCTGCTGTGACCATCCGCGTTCTGTTCGTAGAGATTTAATGTTTTCGTAAAGCTTCATGTCTATCTCCCTTCTATTAAATCGAGGCTTCCCCACGTGAACATCATACCACATTCGTGAAAAAAATTCAACTTTTTTCGAAAAAACACTTTACAAATACGAATCGGTGTGTTATGTTATGGGCGTGAACCAAATTCACGAAAAAATACAAAGGAGATATGAAATGGTTAGGACTGATGAATTGACTCGGCTAATTGACGAGTCTGGGCTGAAGAAGGAGTACATATGTAACTGGTGCGGAATCACGCGACATGCGCTGCGGAACAAGATCCTTGGCAAGAGCGAGTTCAAGGCAAGCGAGATGGAAATCCTGAAAAACGTCCTCCGCCTCGACAACGATCAATTTGCCAGAATTTTTTTTGCCAACGAGCGTGAATAACATTCACCGCGAGGGAGACTGCATGACAGAAAAGAAAATGCCGCGAATGCTGACGATGAAGGACACATCACGAGAGACTGGCCTATCACTCAAGTTTCTGAAACAGGCCGTTGACGAAGGAAAGATCGTCTACGTGAAGTCCGGGAGAAGGTACTTAATCAACTACGACCGACTGGTCGATTGGTTGAACGGAGATCAATAAAAAGAAGGAGAACAGAATGGTTACTTACGAACAAATCAAAAAGGCGAACGAGAGCATCCGAACGACGGTGATCCAGCAGAAGGATTACGCAGAGGTCAATCAGCGGATCAAGGCTTTCCGGATGGTTTATCCTGACGGATTCATTGACACCCGGATGCAGTCAAACATCGACGGAGTGTGCGTGTTCCGGGCAGAGGTCGGGTTCTACGCAGAGAACGGCAACAGAATCCTGATCGGATCCGGTACGGCTTACGAGAAGGAAAACTCGTCCTTCATCAATAAGACGTCCTACATCGAAAACTGCGAGACGTCAGCGGTCGGCAGGGCGCTCGGAATGGCCGGCTTTGGAATCGACACATCTGTGGCAAGCGCAGAGGAAGTCCAGAACGCAATGCGGAATCAGGCACCGGAGAGAAAAGAGCCGGAGAAGAAGGAACGCAAGGCCACCAGCACACAGGTTGAGATACTGAAACAAGTCTACACCGGAGCGAACCTGAAAAAGCTCCTTGAGACACAGGGCGTCGAACGGATTGAAGACATCTCGTTACAGACGGCATCGGCAATCATCCAGAAGCTTAAAGAAATGAAGGGAGAAAGAAAATGAACGAATTGATTAAGGTCACCAAAGAAAATGCCATCCTGACCGAAGAAAAGGCCTCTAAAATCGTTGCTCTTGAGAGAGCGGCAAAACAGATCAAGGAAGAAGAGGAAGCCTTAAAGGCGGCCATTTTAGCGGAGATGGAAGCGAAGGGAATCATCAAGATCGACATGGGCGAACTGCTCATCACCTACGTGGCACCGACAGACAGAGAGACTTTCGATAGCAAGGCGCTTCAGAAGGACGATCCGGATCTGTACGACGCGTACATCAAGATTTCTCCAGTGAAGTCTTCCGTGAGAATAAAGGTACGCTGATGGATTACTCATTAGTCCTACACGGCCATACGCTGGAATACATCGACGAAGACCATCTGTATTTGGTGGACGGCATTATAGTAACGAGTATCACGCAGCTACTGAAGGTCAAGTTTGGAAACAAGTACGACGGCATCAATCCTGCGACTTTACAGGCGGCGGCCGACAAGGGAACGGAAGTCCACGAGGCGATCGAACGGTACTGCAAGACCGGCGAGGGATCGGATCTCCTGGAAGTAAGGAATTTCAAGTTTCTTCGAGACAAGTACGGATTCACGGTTCTTGCGTCCGAGGTTCCGGTGATCTTGTCAAGAAACGACGAACCGGTGGCGGCCGGAAGGCTGGATCTGGTGATCGGCAAGGACGGAGAGATTGGGCTCGGTGACATAAAGAGAACCAGTACGCTGGACAAGGAATATCTTGCATACCAACTGAATCTGTACCGGATCGCGTACCAGCAATGCTACGGAGAAGAGATCAAATTCCTGCGAGGGATCCATTTAAGAGAGGACACAAGGAAGTACGTGACCATACCAATAAACGAGGATATGGCGCTTGGTTTAGTAGATGAATATTTAGCAAAGGAGAAATCAAATGAATAAGACAATCTTGACCGGGAGACTCACGAAGGACGTTGAGCTTCGATACACACAGAGCCAAAAGGCGATCGTTCGGTTCACCCTTGCGGTGGATCGACGGAACAAGGAAAAAGAAGCGGACTTCATTTCCTGCGTGGCATTCGACAAGGTCGCGGAACTGATGGAAAAGTACCTGCTGAAGGGCGCGAAGATCGGCATCGTCGGCCGGATCCAGACAGGATCTTACGACGGAAATGACGGTGTAAAGCACTATACGACGGATGTTATCGTTGACGACCTGGAGTTTTTGGAGTCCAAGAGCGCGAAGCCTGAAGAGAAGACGCAAGGAAAGAAGGACGAGGACGGTTTTGTTCCGGTTCCGGATGACGTATCGGACTACAATCTGCCGTTTTGAGGTGAGCCATGTACGATCTGTACGCAGAGCTTCAGGAGAAGACAAGGCAGCTCGACGTGAGCGTTAGACAATTACGAACAAGCGGCACGGCGTATGCGGAAGCGGAAAGGGCTTACAAAGTCCTTCTCCGCACCGAGTGCCTCAAGCTCCGGGACGACGGAATGGCCATCGGGATGATCGACAAAACGTGTTACGGGATCCCTTCTGTGGCAGAGGCAAGGTTCAAGCGAGACATCGCAAAGTGCGTATACGACGCCAACATGGAAGCGATCAATTCGATCAAAT